ATGTAGTCAATGAGAAACATTATGCAAAATGGGAAAAGGGTAGAGAGCAACCTAAGTGGTGGTCACATGACAGAGTATGATGTACATAAGATGTATGCAGATCAAGTTAATAAAGATACTATCTCATCACTTCATGCTAATCATGGAGTGTTAGAAGTAAGATATGCAGATGGTACTATGGAGGTTTACAAGAAAAGTAAATGGAGAAAAAAATTAAAACTAATTAAAAAAAGAACTTGACTTTTATTTTAATTAGTGTATAGTGAGGATATAATGATAAAGTTAAATGACAGAGAGATAAAATTAAATAGAGATCAATACCTAGAACTAGGTTCAGACTACAATATACTTAGTGATATGTATGAGATGAAGTTAGGACATGAGTTAAGATTATTAGGTGATGATTACATTTTAAAATTTATGGACAACCAATCTTTAGAAATATTTATTGGTTACATTTATAAACAATACTTGAGGGGAATATAAACATGAGCTACACGTCAGCCGATCTAGCCCTCACTATATCACAATGGCTACGTGTCTGCCTACCTATATGGGCAGGTCAGTTATAGGGTTCTGAAGGCTCAGTTAAAAACCCTTGACTTTTAATTAAAACTATGGTATATTATATACACAATCACATAATGGAGGAAACAAAAATATGAGTGATATAAAAAAAGGTACGCAATTTATGCGTGGAGAAGTAAAGTGGGCTAGTGTGTTGACACCTAATACTACTTTCGAACCTACCTTTCAAGCATCTATCTACAATCCTATTGTAGTTAATAACTTTGGCGAGGTAATTAATTCTGATTCTGATAGCATCATTGCAGGCTTTGAAGATAGAGGATTTAAACATTCAGTTAAGACTGATAAGGAAAGCAACGAGAAGTTTCTATTCTTTAAAAGAAAAGCTAGAATCAAAAGACCTAAGAAGGATGCAGAAGGTAATAATGTTACTGATGAAACAGGTAAGTGGATCATGGAGGAAACAGATAATGATGTACCCCAACTTAAGGATAAGGACAATAACAACATTGATCTTGCTATTGGTAATGGTTCAGATGTTATTGTTATGTATAAGGAGTGGGAAACTACACATCCTACCTTTGGAAATTTTAAAGGTTTGGATTTAGCAGGACTTCAAGTAGTACAACTACAAGAATACAATGCTGATGTAGGATTTTCCGCAGTAAGTATGGCAGAAGTAGAGGAGTTTTAAGTATGACAGAAGAAGAGATAAAACCTTTTATAACTATTGATGATGTACAGATTAACGTGGAGGACTTGCCTGAAGAAGGACAAGGAATCTTCGGGAGACTGCAACGATTGAATCAGAAGAAAGCAAACCTAACCTTGGACTTGGAAGAGTTGCAAGCGGGTATAAACTTTTTCTCTGATAAGATTGTTGAGATCGTTAATGGAGAAGGTCAACGAAAAGCAAACGCAGTAGCTGATGCTGAAGTAGTTGAAGAAGAACTATCTGAGTCTGACGATTCGGACTAGTGTGCCTAACAAGTTGCTAGACCTTGACAAAACTAGCATCCAGTTTTAATAACGTGAGGAAATCAATATGGCTTTTGCAGAATATAAATTACCATGCCCTGAGTGTGGTGGAAGCGACCCCGTAGCAAAGAATACAGATGGCTCGGCTAAATGTTTTAGTTGTGACACTTACTTTCTTAACTACGATGAAGCAACCAAAGGCAAGACAATGACAGAGAAGAAAGAACCATCGAATCCAATAGTCAATCCACATGGAGCAGACTACTCGGCTTTAACAGACCGCAGAATATCTGAGGCAACTGCTAAAAAGTATGGGGTTAAATGTGTTCTTAGTTCTAATGGAGATATCGTTCAACACTTATATCCTTATTACAACAAGCATGAATTGTCTGCAACTAAAGTAAGATATGTCCGAGATAAAAACTTCTCGGTCATGGGTAGCTTTAATGGAACAGGTTTATTTGGAGAACAACTATTTCAGAAAGCTAAGTACGTAACCATTACCGAAGGCGAGTGCGATGCGATGGCTTGCTATGAATTAATGGGTAGTAAATGGGCTTCTGTTTCTATTAAGCGTGGCTCAAGTGGAGCAGTCAAAGACATTAAAGAAAGCTTAGAGTTCTTAGAAAGCTTTGAGAATGTGGTAATATGTTTTGATAGTGACAAGCAAGGACAGGAAGCTGCAAAAAAAGCAGCGATGTTATTCCAACCGAGTAAAGCTAAGATCATGAAGCTACCTGAAGGATATAAAGATGCTAATGATATGCTTCGACAGAACAAACATAAAGAGTTTGTTGAAGCTTGGTGGAGTGCGAAAACTTACACACCTAGTGGAGTCATTAATGTATCAGAAGCTAGAGAAGAATTCTTTACGAGAGAACAGAAAGAAAGTGTTCCTTATCCTTGGAAAGGTTTGAATGATAAGCTTTATGGATTAAGACAAGGCGAGTTACTAACACTTACAGGTGGTACTGGTCTTGGTAAGTCTTCGGTTACTAGAGAGCTAGAGCATTGGTTAATTAAGGAAACTACAGGCAACGTAGGAATCATTGCTCTTGAGGAAGATTGGAGAAGAACTGTTGATGGTATCTTATCCATAGAAGCTAACGCTAGATTATATATAGATCAAGAACGAGAACAGTTTAGTCCACAAGAGATTGATAAGTTCTTTGACATCTTATATGATGGAGAGAACAAGAACAGAGTTTGGGTTCATGCTCACTTCGGAACAAATAGTATTGACGAAATCTTTAATAAGATTCGTTTCATGATCATTGCCTGTGACTGTAAATGGATTGTTGTAGATCACTTACATATGTTAGTGTCTGCATTATCCGAAGGTGATGAACGGAGATCTATTGATAACATCATGACTAGACTGAGAAGTATAGTTGAAGAAACAAATGTAGGTATGATTTTAGTATCACACTTACGTAGAGTTGATGGTAACAAAGGACACGAGAACGGAGTCGAGGTAAGTCTTTCACACTTGAGAGGTTCACAAAGCATAGCACAGTTAAGCGATTGTGTGATTGCACTTGAAAGGAATCAACAGTCAGATGATATGGAAGAATCTAATACAACTAGGATGCGAGTCTTAAAGTCTAGATATACAGGTGATGTAGGACTAGCAAGTCACTTGCTTTATGACAGAGAAACTGGTAGACTAAGGGAAGTTCCTAAAGATCAATTTGAAGATGATGATAATGAACTCTTGGAGTTATAGATATGGATTTAGTATTTGACATAGAGACAGACGATCTTAAAGCTACAAAGATACATTGTATTGTAGCACAAGACGTTGACTCAGGGGAGACTTACAAGTTCCCGCCTGATAAGTTACAAGAAGGTTATGATCTATTAGAGAAAGCCGACAAGCTAATCGGTCACAACATTATAGGTTTTGATATACCTATGGTTGAGAAGTTTAGTAAGGTTAAGCTTAGACATAAGCCAGTTGTAGATACGCTTGTCATGTCAAGACTATTCAATCCAGTACGAGAAGGTGGACATAGTTTAGAGAAGTGGGGTTTTCGTTTAGGCTTTAAGAAGATAGAGTTTGAAGATTACTTAAACTATTCTAAAGATATGTTAGACTATTGTGTCAGGGATGTACATCTTAACACAGTTCTATTCAAGCACTTAAAAAAAGAAGGATCAGGTTTTACTAAAGACTGTGTTGCACTTGAGCAAAACGTTGCAGATATTATAAAGACACAAGAGAACACAGGGTTTCAATTTGATTTACAAAAAGCTGAATTACTTTTGGCTGATCTTAGGGAGAAGATGCAACGAGCAGAGGATGAAGTTCATAAAGAATTTAAACCTAAGTTAGTTGACATCAGACAAGTTATACCTAAACTTAAGAAGGATGGAAGCTTATCTAAGTCAGGACTAACTCCTGAAGAGTACGAAGAAAGATTACCTACTAATAACATAGAACCTTTTATGCGTAGGAAACTTCAAGACTTTAATCTTGGTTCACGTAAACAGGTTGGTGAGTACTTGATGGAGTTTGGTTGGAAGCCTAAGAAGTTTACTCCTACTGGTCAGCCGATAGTAGACGAGACTACACTTGGCAAGATCGATAAGATACCACAAGCAAAACTAATTGCAGATTACTTTCTCTATCAGAAGCGTATTGCTCAAGTTGATTCTTGGATTAAAGCAATGGATGATGATGGGAGAGTACATGGATTCGTAATTCCCAACGGAACAATTACAGGCAGGATGTCTCATAGAAGTCCTAACATGGCTCAAGTTCCTAACATACACAGTCCTTATGGTGTAGAATGCAGAGCATGTTGGACAGTTAAGGAAGGATATAAATTAGTAGGTATAGATGCAAGTGGACTTGAACTTAGAATGCTTGCACACTATATGCAAAACGAGGAATATATAAATGAAATCATTAACGGAGACATACACACCGCTAATCAGAAAGCTGCAGGACTTGAATCAAGAGATCAGGCGAAGACATTCATCTATGCACTTATATACGGAGCAGGAGATGCAAAACTTGGGAGTGTGGTTGGAGGAAACAGAGAGAGTGGTAAAAGACTTAGAGAACAATTCCTTAATAATAATCCATCATTTAAAACTCTTAGAGAGAAAGTACAAAGAGCTTCAGGGAAGCATTGGTTAAAGGGAATAGATGGACGTAAGCTTTTAATTCGCACACAGCACGCTGCTCTCAACACTTTATTACAAGGTGGTGGTGCAATTGTTATGAAGCGAGGACTAGCCATGTTAGATTCTTTGATTAGTTTAAACACCTTCGATGCTAAGTTTGTAGCTAACATCCACGATGAATGGCAGATGGAAGTTAGAGAAGACATTGCTGAAAATGTAGGTAGACTGGCAGTAGACTGTATCATTAAAGCAGGAGAGTATTATAACCTTCGTTGTCCTATGGATGGCGAATACAAAGTAGGAGATAACTGGAGTGAAACACATTAAAGCATGTAACAAATGTAAAGTTGAAAAACCTTATACTATAGAATACTTTCCGACCAGAGGGAAAGGTACTTTAAGAGGAGAATGTCGTGACTGTTATAATCAATGGCGAAGAGACAGTCCTAAGTATGCAAAGACATCTATCATAAGTGAATGTAGACGTAGAGCTGCCGAAAAAAATAGAGAGTTTTCTTTGGATAAAGATGAATTAGAATTTCCTAAAGTCTGTCCTGTATTAAACATAGAATTAAAACATGGAAGGGATGAGTGGCACAATTCCCCTAACATAGATCGAATTGATAACACAAAAGGATATACAATGGACAATGTTATTGTGGTTTCAGCTTTAGCCAATACAATTAAAACGTCTGCTAACCCTAATCAAATTATAAAAGTTGGTGAGTTTTATAAAAAACTTTATGAAGAAAGAGGTATTAATAATGGCTAATAAAAATTTTAAAGATAGTAGTAGAAAAGGAGACTTAGCTGAGTACTATGCAGTAACTTGGCTATGGGATAATGGTTATGAAGTATTTAAGAACACAG